CGTGCGTGTACCGGATATCGTAGGTGTACTTTCCCTTCGTGAATTTTGCCGTGACCGTCGCGTCGAAGTTCAGCGTGACCTGGTCATTCTCCACCTTCGCAAAGCTGAACGTGTGGACGGTCTGCCGCGTATCGTCCAGAAGCACGACCGCCATGCTGTCCGTCTTCCCAATCGTGACGGCCTCGCCGTCCTGGTCCTTCAGGTCGAACCGCAGCACGATCGAGAATGTGTCTCCCTCGTACCATCGCAGCACCCCTTTGTCGATCCTCGGGCTCGGATAAGCCCCCGGAATTGGCGTCGCCATGCCGCATCCCTCCTTTTCATCCAGTGTAGCAGACCCCCGCGCCGGATTCACCCCACGCGCAGCGCAACTTCCGCTTGCCATTCCCTCCCGCCGGTGCTATACTGGTTCCATCAAATACAAGGAGGCTTCCCCATGCTCGACGAAAAAGATATTGAGAAAATCCAATCCATGATCGACCAGGCCAAAGACGACATGCTCAAGCAGTCCGCAGCCAACACCCGCGTCATCATCGAGAGCAGCGTCATGAAAAAGCTGGACCTCCTGATCGAAGGCCAGCAGTCTCTTCTCGAGACCCTTGCGCCGAAGAGCCGCGTCGAAGAACTCGAAGAAGAGGTCTCCTTCCTCAAATCCGTCGTCCACCTGCACAGCCAGCGCCTCGCGGAGCTGGAAAAAGCGCAGTAACTCCAAAACCGAAGGCCGGGGCATCCGCCCCGGCCTTCTTGTTTTACTTGCTGTCTTCCAGCCACTTGTCAATATCCTTGGACTTATCCGCCCGGTTGAACCCCAGTGCCACATAGGCCGCCAGCAGTTTCTCCTTGAGCTTCTTCCGCTCCTCTGGCGAGGCCGCAATGTACTGCGGCTTGTACGCCTTCGTGATCTCACTGCCGATATCGCCCTTCTCGGCTCCGTGGTCGAAGTATTCCTTTGCCGCCGCTTTCAGATCCCCGCCATCTTCGATGGTTTGCAGGATCTTGCCGTACTTCGTATAGTCCTTCCCGCCGGTCCACTCCTTGTAGAGCCAGTACGCCTTGTTCTCATCCTCGGCGTAGTCGTTCGCAAGGATCTTCTGGATTGCCTTCTCCTGCGTCACGGTCCCGGCGGCGACGGCATCCTTGAGATCCTGCTTCTGCTTCGCATCCTGCGCGTCCTGGATCTTCTCGTTCATGTAGTCGATCCGCTCCTGCGTGCTCTTTGGCTCCATCTCCGCCTTCTGCGTATCCCCGGCAAGAACCTGATAATAATACTCTGCCTTCGCCGCGTCGCTGATATCATAGGCCTTCAGCAGCATCATCTTGTCATAGTTCTTCTCCAGCTTCCGCGCCGCCTGGATGAACGCATAGGTCTCCCGCTGGTCCTCGCCTCCCTCGGTCATGCCCTGATAGGCGGCAGTCTCCTTCGCGGACAGCGACTTGAATCCGCTCTCCACCCAGCTCTGCGCCTCTTCCGTCGCCGTCTTGCCGAACAGCAGCGCCTGTGCCCAGCTTTTCGCCCGGTCGGCTGCGTTGCCATTGTACACGGGATACTGCAGAATGTCGCGGCCCTCGTTGTCCACTGTGTAGCTGCCGCCGCGAGCCGCCGCCGTCGCGCCCTGATACGCCTTTCGGATCTGCCCGCCGCCGAACGGCGTCGCCAGATACAGGCCCGGCTTCAGAAGCTCGTTTCCGATGGTCTGTGCCTTCTTCGCAGGCGCCATGTCCTCGTTCTTTGCCAGCAGCGCCTTCTCGATGTTTCCGAGGTTCGGGATGGCCGACGTCACGGCGATCCTGCCGCTGTCAATGTCCAGCCCCAGCGCCTCATCCACGCCGAGGATCGTCAACGCCTGCGTGCCCGGGAACTCAGAAATGATGTTCCCCTCAAGGTTCTTGATCGCCTGATACGTGCCCGGCTTCTCCTTCGTGAAGTCCCATTTCCCGGATACCGCCGCCTGCACCGTGTTCGGCAGCTGATACCCCGTGAAATCTCCGACCGTATCATTGATGATATCCAGCGGATCCAGCGCCGCGCGCCTGCCCGCAATGCTCTCGTAGAACTCATTGTAGATCCACGCGCCAATGAGGAATTTGAACATCGCCTTCGCCAGCGCCGCCACGCCCTTCTTCCGTTCCTCCCGCGCCATATCCTTGAAGATCCAGCTAAGCTCATTGTTGACCTCCAACTGAAACTGCGTGAACAGCTTCACCAGCGGGTTCCGCGCGGAATACAGCGTCGGCGTCGCCCCCTTGCTCCTGTCTGCCATCACGCCGGACGCAAACTGATCTGCCTCCTGCATCGCGCTCGTCTCGCTCATGCCCCGCCGCAGGTTCTGGTAATACCGCGCACGGACCACGCTTCCGGTCGTAAACGTGTCAATGGATTCCATCAGCCAGCCTGCACCGGCGGAGACTTTATCCATCGTGCTCATGGCCAGCCGCCCGTAGCCGCTTCGGTTGTTGATAAACGTCGACGCCGCATCCAGCCCATCAGCGGTCTTATAGTTTTTCAGCGTATCCCACATGCCGCGCAGCACGTCCGCCGTCGACACCTGGCTCCACGCCTGCGTGATCGGAATGAAGTTTGTGAGCGCCGAGCCCACGTTGGCCGCAACCATGTTCGCGCCCACGCGGGACTCAAACTTCTTCATGACGTTGTAGAATTGTCTCCCAAACGTCTTCTCCATGCCCCGGTCGAGCCGCGACTTCTTGCCCGCCAGCAGATTCGTGTATTCGTCCAGCTCATCCACAAAGTTCGAAAGCCCATACCGTCCGTTCTTCGTCAGGTTTGCAACCTGCTCGTTGGCCTCGTCCGGATTGAGGAATGGGTTCATCATGATCGCGTCGATCCGCTGTTTCAGTCCCTCATCCGACGCCCGGTACCGGATCTGCGTCGCCAGCGCCCGCAGCCGCTGAATGTCCGCCGTGTGGAAGATCACGTCCGTCGCGACCTCGATGTACCGGTCAAAGCCCTGCAGCGCGTCATACGCCGTCGCGTAGCCAAGTCGGTTCTGGATGTTCGCCATGTACCGGATGCCGGGTTTGAAGTTTGCCGTGAGGCCGTTGATCGTCGCAGGCAGCGGCGACACATCGCCCTCGATCCCGGCCGCCCTTGCGAACTTCTGCAGAATGCTGCCGCCTTCCTCGTTCTCCTGGAAGTGTGGGAAATATCCCTGCAGATAATTGACCGGCTCATAGCCGTTCTCAATGCGCACCCGGTTCATATCCTGGAACATCTTGTCGTAGACCTCATGGAAAACCTTCACGGCTGCCCGCACCTTGCCGAGATCCAGATTCGGGTTTTGCTTCTCGAATTCCTGAATGGCCGCGTTCCACTCGTCAAACGTCATCCCCCCGCGCCTTTCGACACGCGGATGCTGCTTGAGATAGTCCCGGTTGAATTCCGCCTCGCCCAGCCACTGCACCGCATAGCTCTCCGAGACCAGATTTCCCTTCCGTACCTGCCGGTCGAGTCCCAGCGCCCGGATCCGGTTCTGCTGCTGCACGAGGTAATTCTTGCGTTTGCTCTCGTTCTCATGGACGGGCCAGAAATACTTGTTGGTGAATTCGTTTGCCTTCTCGTCAGAGACCTTGCCCTTCCGCGCGATATCCCGGATGTTCCGCTCCATCGTCTCGCGCTGGTACTGGATCCCCATGACCTTGTCGACCCACTTAACGGCCTCGGCTTCCGTCAGCGCCTGCTCGGCAAAGTCCCGCAGCCCCTGCTTGCGCTGCGCGTTCCATGCCTTGAGCTTCAGCGCCAGCATATCATAGTCAGCCTTTGCCTCGTAGACCTTCAGGATCTGCTGCCCGTTTTCCAGCCCTGCCACATAATCCGGGCTTGTCTCCCCGCGCAGCAGCCGGTTCACGATCTTCTGGTCGGCTTCCGTCAGCAGCGTCTTGCTCTGCGCTTTCTCGACCACTCGCCTCGCATCCTTCAGCTGCGCCCACATCTGCTTCGTTTCTTCCGCTGTCTGCGGAATAGCAAGCTTTTCTTTGGCCTTGTTCTGCGCGTCCAGATACCGCTGCGCCACGCGCAGCCCGCTCGTCAGCCGGTCGATGGATTCCGTGAAATTCGCCTGCTGCCACTTCTTGAAGCTCGCCGCCTGCGGCCCGTAGTATTCATCCAGCGTCTTCTGCACCTTCTGGATCCCGCGCGCCACATCATAGATCTGCATGAGCTGGTCGCTCGGCGCTGTAATGTCCGCCGGAAACAGTTCCGGCGCCATCTCCTGCAGCTGCTGATACGCCACGTCCACCGGCAAACCATCCTTGCTGATCGTCAGCGTTCCCATTGCCGCCTTCCGGAATAGATTGTAATCTGCGATATCCTGCCGATCCGTCTCGGAAATGGAGATCTTCTGATCCCGGATGAACTTCTTGAGGTCACCGTACTGCTCAATGTACTGCTGGTCCTCTTCCACGCCCGCCTTGTAGGCCGTTTCAAAGAGATCGTTCAGCTTCGACCGGTCAAGCTGCCCGTCCGTAAAGAACGACCGCAGCGCCTCCTCGGCCATCGGCTGCAAAACCTCCCGCTTCGCCTGCCCCGGCACGCTCAGATTCTCCGCCAGCTCGTTTACCAGTCCGGACTCCAGCCGCCGCACATACTGCGCCGCCTTCTCCCCCATCAGATCCCGATACCGCCCGTCCTGAGACGAGAATTTCGCCTTCCCGGTATAATCCCCCTGCGGGTTTCTCTGCTCTCCGAATTTTTGCAGCACATCTTCCGGTAAAATACTCTGGTGCGTACTGTTGACAATTCGGAGCAAATCGGATATACTAATTTTGGCAGCCTTGATAGAGTAAACTCTCTGGGACTTCGTGTCCGCCTGGCTGCTATTTTTTTGTCTTCCACTTACCGCGTGTGCGACATCGTACACCTCAACCCCAGCGATATTCCCGTTTATCTGTTCTGCTGTAACGATTGCAACAAACTCTCTCCCGCGGCTGTCCGTCACATAGGCTGCCATGGCATATGTCCCTGTTACACCTTTTGCCTTATTGTTAAGCGCATTGATTGGTACCGCATTTTTCACGATATCCCCGATCACCACACCCATCCGTGCGTTTGTCAGCAATCTGTTCTGCTTTCCATTCAGTCCGTGTCGGATACTGCTGTTGTCAATTCGCAGCATCTTCCCTGTGTACTGGTTCCTTACAAAGATCTTTCCGTCTCGCTCTGTTCCAACGGCGCGGGCGTTTTTCATACCCTCCTGCACGACCTTTGCTGTATCGACCCGGTTGTCGGCTCCGCGTACCGCATCGACCTCCGGCAGCATGGTCACGTCCATATCCGGAAGCGATGTCAGGAAATCGTAGGTATAGACGCTTCCGTCTTCCGCAAGGTTGACGCCCTGATAGTTTTTTGTGGTCTGATCCTTCGCAGCGGACATTTTCACCGGCGGCGCTCTCGCGCTGCCGGATTTTTTCTGCCACTGGCCGACCTCCATCTTTACGTCCGCGCGCAGTTTGTTCGTGCCGTAGTCCGTGCGGTTCATGCCGGCGTAGGTATCCGCGATGATCTCTTCGACGTAGGCGTCCGTGTCGTCACCGTAGATCCCGGCGTATGCGTCCACATAGCTCTCGATCATTGCCTTTGTGATCTTGCCCTCGCCCAGCAGCCGCTTCTGGATCTTCGCCGCCATCTCCGGCCAGCGCTTGGCAAGCAGATGATATCCCTCGTGCTTCGCCAGCTCGAACGCAGAATACTCCTCGCTGTCCGCCCGGATGAGCACGGAGCCGTCCTCCGTCACGGCAGCGTCCGCATAAAACGTCTGCCCGTCGATCTTCTGCGTCAGCTGCCCGGTGAAGAACCGCGCGTTCTGCACGCCCATCGACCGGAAGAACTTTTCCGCCGCCTGGATATCCTCGCTTCTGACCTCTTGTCCCTTCGGCATGACGCGCACTTTTTGCGTGTTGTCCTTTCCAAAGCCTAGCGTCGAAAGTTCTACTTCATCCCAAGCTTTTGCGAGATCTCTTGCACCCTCCGCTCTCTTTCTTCCGGCGTCAGCTCTTTGCTGCTGCGCTGTGCTTTGGCGAACGCCTCCAGCCTGTCCTTCGGCACGCTGACCAGCCTGCCCGACTTGTCCTTCATCAGTAGTCTCGATACTGCCATTGTTTACCCCTTTCTGCCCTGCGGCAATTCCCGCTCGATAGGCGGCTGCCGCCACTTCCTGATTCATACCCTCTGCGTAGCGCATGGCCCGCTTCTCGCTCGCGCCGAGCCTGCCCTGCTCATAGACCTGCCCGAAGCTCTGCGCATACTGCTCCGCCGGCATGCCCGTCGTGTTCCCGTTCAGGAAATACGCCGCCGTCTGCTCGTCGTAGCCCGCTCTCTGGGCCTGCGTCTGCAGATACTGTTCCTCCTGCTGCAGCGCGGCTTCATCGAGCGCCTGCTCCGCGTCCGCCGTCTGCTGCCGGGCGTACTGCACCGGATCCAGCTCACCCATACTCTCCGTTCCTGGGATGGGTGCAAATAAGCTGTCCTGGTTATACTGCTGCTGCGCCGCCTGCTGGGCCTGCTGAACGGCCTGTACAGACTGTTGTGCGCGGCTCTGTTCCTGCTCCTGCTGATATTGCTGTGCAAGCCTCTGGTTCTCCTGCGCCGTCTCCGCCGCGCTCTTGTAGATCTGGAATGTCTTCTCGTCCGCCTCGGCCTGCGCCTGCTCCTGCCGGGCCTGTTCCTGCAGCTGCTCGAGCCGGGTCAGCGTCTCCGGCACGCGCGGCTCCTGCCCTTCGTCCACGGCCGCCTGCTGCTCCTTCGCCACCTCACGCAGCGTGTCCTCAACGGCCTTCTGCGTCACCTCGCCGCCATCGTCCACGGTCTGCTGCAGTTCCTCGGCCAGCTGGTGCGCCTTCGTGCCCTCTTCCTGCGCCATGCCATAGTCGATTACGTCCTGCACTTCGCCCGCCTCGATGACCGCTCTGGCCGTCTGCGTGACGTTTGCCTCCAAAATCACGCGGTTCACGCCCGCATACGTCCCGGACATGGCAAGGCCGGACAGGCCGCCCGCGAGGAACGAAAGGCTGTCTTCTTTTGCGAAGTCTCCAACCATCGCCGCCAGCGCCTGCGCCGGCGTCCTGCCCTCTGCGATATAATTTGCGTAGGCCGTCATGACCTCGCCCCGGTCATGCTTCGCCACCACGTCATACGCACGGTTTAGCCAGTTGGACGCGATCTCTTCCGCGCCTTCCGACGCGAACGACCGCAGTGCCTTCCTCCACACGGCCTTCCCGCTCAACATGTTCTCGATGATATCGCCCACGGAATACTTTTCCGTGAAGCCCTCGATCGCGCCCTCGACGATACCGTCGACCAGCGCGTCCGCGTTGGACTTTCCGTTCTGGATCCCCTCATACACGGAGTCCGCCGCGACCTGCGAGCCCATCACCCAGTTCATGGTCTCCGCAACCGCGTCCTTCGCCCCCGCACCGGCCACGCCGCCAAAGGTTCCCACGAGCCCCGTCGAGACCGCCATGTTGACCGCGCTGTCCAGCGCCGACGTGCCTGCCTGATAGAGGAACTGCCCCGTCGGGTTCATCCCCTGCATCACGCTCCCCCGGATCCCGGAGGAAAGCCGCGTCGCGTTGTACGCCGGGCTGTAGATGTTCGTCGGCATATCCTCGTTCTGATAGCCGCCCGCCCACTTCGGCAAAACGCCACGCAGCGATTCCAGATTGCCCAGTGCCTTCCCCGGCGCCAGCGCCGCAGAGAACAGCGTCGCCGCAGCTTTCCCCGCGAAGGATCCGCTTCCCATCTCTTGCGCCGCCTGATCGAGTTTTTGTGCGTTGTCGTAATCGTCCAGCACCTTCTGCCATTCCGCCAGCCGCTTGAGCGTGTCGTCGCTGTAGCCTTTTTCGTTGAGCGCCGTCTTCGCGTCGTACTTCGCATACGCCCGCACCTGATATCCGTTCAGTTCCTGCCCGCGGTACTGCCGGAGCAGATTCTGGTCTTCCTTACTCAGGTTCCCGATCGCCTCCTGTGCCCGGGCCAGCACGCTCTGGCTGTCGACCTGCGCCTTGCGCTCCTTCAGCGCGTCGATCTCGTTCTGCAGCTGCGTCACGCTCTTCCCATTTTCCGAAAGCCCGGTCCCGGAGAAATGCGTGTCCGCCTGTTCGATCTCCAGCGCCTCAATCTGCCTGCCCAGCTCCTGCGACGTCCGCCGCATCCCGCGCACCTGATCGTGCGCCACCGCTTCGTCCAGCGCCTGCTTGCGCTGCGTGGTGTAGTAATAATCCTGCGCATCATGCAGCTTTTCTGCGTAGCTGTTCGCAGCATCCACTGTGTCGAATACACCCAGGAACTCCCCGGTGTCGTAGAAGTGCTGCAGAATTTCGTCTCCGTCGCTGCTGCGGTATGCCTTCCCGTCTTTCATCCAGACCGACGGAAGCAGCACCTCCTTGCCCTGAATGTTGAAGCTCGTGCTGTCCACGGTCGAGATGCTGCCGTCGGCGTTCCGATACTGCGGCCGGTTGTAAAGGTCGATGTTGCCCACGCCATACTGGCCGATCTCCTGGTTGTATCGTTCCTTCTGCCGCTGAGAAGTTGGAGCCGGTGCGCCGAGTCCTGCAATGCTGGCAGGCGTTGCCGTCCGGTCGAATCCGCTTCTCCCGCTCTGAGGGGCCTTCCGCCCCTGCGCCGCCTCCACGCCGCGCAGATAATTCTGGTACGTGCCGAACTGCGTCTGCATCGCGGAAGACCGTCCGTATTCCTGCTCTGATACCTTCCCGTCGATCTCCGTCCCCGCATTCTCCGTCTTCTTCTGTCCGCTCGCCCGGCCCTTCAGCGCGGCCCCCGGCTCGATCTGCGCAAGCTCCGCCTCCCGCACGGCGTTCTGGTATGCCATAAACGCTGCATACTGCTTATGCAGCGGATCGTCTACGGTCGTCTGCGTGCTCTGCGCGTTCTTCCCGTAGTCCGGGTTCGGCAAGCCGTACTTGCTCGCGATCTGGATCTGCTTCTGGTTCAGCGTGATTCTTCCGCCGCGATAGGCGGAGGGAGCCTGCTGTGTGCTGGCTCCCTGTCCGCTGCGGATGCTCTCTGCAATCCGCTTTTGTTCCTCTGTCAGTGTGATTCGTCCCATGCTTCCCTCCGTTACCGCTGCCGTAGATACGTCGCGCCGTAGTATTCCAGATACGCCTTGAACGTATTGGCCTCCAGCGCATTGTAGCCCTTGCTGTTGAGGTAGTTGTCCAGCGTCCGGCTGTCCAGATATACATTCGGGTTTTTTGCCCGGTACGCCTGCGCCGCTTTTGCAAGCGTGTTGTTCTTCTTGTCGCTCAGCTTTGAAGATGAACTGCTTCTCCCACCGCCGCCTCCGCCGCCGGATTTCTTCGCCGCGGCCTGCTCCGCCGCCAGCGCCTGCAGGTAGGCTGCGTTCTCGTTGTTTGCCTTCTGCGCCCAGTAGTCGAGCATCGTCGCCCACTGGCTCTGGTCCAGCGACCGTTCCGAGTTGTACGCGCTCCGCGCATCCGAAAGATCCGAATAATAATCGCTGACCGTATCCCGGTACCGGCCGTAGTCCGTATCTTCCCGGCCCTTCACGAGGCTGTACTGGTTATAAAGGTCCGTCCCCTCATCCTGATACCGCTGATATGCCTGCTGCTGCAGCTGCGGCACGATGTCGTTGAGGTTCTGCAGATACGCATTGTACGCCTGCTGGCCCACCTGCTCACCGTATGTTGAGCCATAGCCGCCCGTGAGTGCCGCTGCCTGCCCCATCGTGTCCTGCATGGCAAGCCGCCCGAGCCGCTGGTATTGCTCCCTGTACTGCTGGTACAGAGGGTCCGTCCCCATGTCATAGCTGAATTTCTTCCGGTTCCGGATCTGGTCATACAGGCTCGTCAGCTCATCGTCCCATCGCGACTGATACGCGCCCGGCTTGCTGGCCTTGACCTGCTCCAGATACGCCTGCGCCGCCTGCACGCTGCCCGACGGCGTGTACCCGCTCTCCAGCCCGTTCAGCTTGCTTCTCGTGTAGTCCGACACGCCGGACATGGTGTAAGGGCTGTTCCTGGTCTGATAGCTGCCGCCGTAGTTCCTCGTCGTCTGGTTCTTGTTCACCAGCTGCGACTGGTAGCTGCCGTCCGCGTTCACGCCCGTGATGCGATACGTGCCGCCGCCGGTCACGACCTCGTCGCCGGTCGAAAGCCCCGCTGGGGCCCTGCCGCCCGACTCTACTCGATATACGCTCATAGTCTCACCGCCTTAAAGCTTGAAATGTGTCGCGTACTGCTTCGGCATGTACGCCTGGTTGTAGGCATTGAAATATCCCTGATAGTAGCTGTTGTATTTCGCCGCCTCGTTTGCATACTTCGTCGTCTCCCCGTTGGCGTCGCAGATCTTCATCCCCAGATACCAGCGGTAGATCTCATCATACGGCCACGGGATCAGCAGCTCCGTTTCCAGATCCACGTCCTCCCCATAACCCGTAAACGGCTCCGGTTCCTTCTCGTGCTCGTGCGTGCAGATGATATCCCGATACACGATTCCATCCAGCTCCGACAGCCACCGGACCTTATCCGGCGTCTCGTACTGGTTCGACAGTAACCGGTTGACCGTCTCGATCGCTTCCCGAATTTTCATTTTTCCTCCTTACCAAAAGAAGGGGCATTTCTGCCCCTTCCTCTGCTTCCTGCCGTCATGGGCATTCACTTGTCTTCTTCCTTCGCCTGCCGCCGCGCCTCTTCAGCCGCCAGCCGCGCGTTTGCGATCACCTCATATACCGGAAGCGGAACCTCTACGTTCTTTCCTTTCGGTACCTGAAACGTTCTTCCGTTCACGCACACGAACTGGCTCTGTTCCTCGCTTGCCATCCCGCGTTCGATAAATACAGTTCGTTTCTCATCCCACGCGCTTTTCTTTGCTGCTTCTGCCATAGCTGTTTTCTCCTTCCTTAGTTGGCCTCGTCTGTCTCGGAGTACGAGCTGCAGCTTTCCACGCGAACCATACGGTCTTCATAGACGATCTTCGTCGCCATCTCGGCCTTGTAGCCGACGGTCGAGAACTGATCCAGCGGGCCGCCGATCTCTCCCTTGTTCTTGACGATCATCTCAAGATTTCCGCCCTCCGGGTCGATCATCCGGAACGCTCCCTTGCCGAAGAAAAGCGTCGGATAAACGCTGTAGTAGACCGCAGGATTGCCGTCAGATGTGGCTGTTTTCACCGGGCAAGTGGAGTCATTGAACACCTTCGCGTTGTTCGATTCCACAAAGCGCACACCGTGCAGCTCGCCGATCTCGCCATTGAATATCTCCGTCACCGCTGCATACTTGTGCGACTCGACCCAGCCATCGGAGTTGCGCAGATCAAAAGAAACGGAGGGGTGAATGATAGCGACATACTTTCCGTTGATTGGCTTTGCGCCCAGCTTCTTGAGCGTCGTCACCGCCTTGTTGATCTCGAGCGGCGTCAGAAGTGCCGTCTTGTCAAGACCGGAGCGGCTAGTGACCGCCGTGTGTGTGCCAGAGCTCGACACCTTGTCACAGTACTGCACATTGTGGCCCGCCACAACGACATTTCGCACGCGCTTGTCGATGGACAGCGCCGCCGAAGCGCCGAGTTCTTCTGTTGCGCCGAGAATCATATTGTCAAGCGCATGCAGTTCCAGCTGATCAGAGATCGTTACGTACGTGCCGATCTGCTCGATGCTGGCGTTCATGCTGGACTGACCCATCTTCTGGCCCGTCGGGATAACACCTTCGGTCAACGTCTCCGCGTCCTTCAGCGTGTTCCACTTGCGCCATTCGACGGTCTTGCCGTGGTTGCGCGGCAGCGCCTGCTTTTCTGCGAACTGTGCGTGGTAAAGATCCGGGCGTACATTCTCGAGCAGCTGCGTGTCGTAGAACGTCTTCATGGTCGGCGCGAGCGTGTCGTTGCCGCTGAATGCGGTCGTCTGGCCGGTGCCTGCGTTTACGTAGTTGCCGGTCGCGTTGACGAGCGTACCGGCGTCAGCAAAAAACTGAAATCCGACTTTGGATTTAAACATAGCTTCTTATCTCCTTTCTCAGGGGATCACTCGTTCCCCTCTTGCCGCGCGGCGGCGCATGTCCTCCACCTCCGCGCGTGACCAGTGTGTTTTCATCGGGACGTTCTCTCCACCCGCAGCGCCGGAGCCGATCTCCTGCGGCCGCGCGCCCTGCGCCTGGATGGTCCGCATGACGTTCTCCCGCGCCTGGTTCGCCACCAGCTGCGCCTGTGCCTGTGCGATCTCCTGCTGGTGGATGACCTCATATGCCGTCTTCGGCGGCACGCCCGCGCCCATGAGCCGTGCAAAATCCGGGTTCTGCATCTCGGTCTCAAAGTCCGCGCCGTACCGCGCCGTCACATCCCTGGCAAAGTCTGCCTGGATCCCGGCAAAGGCTTCTCGCATCTGGTACTCCTGCAGCTGCCGCCGCATGGCCGTATTCTCGGCCCTGCCGGCGTACTCCTTCTTGAGGGCGTCCGCCGACATGCCCTTTTCCATGGCCTCCGCGCTATAAAGCCGCTCGTCAGCGGAAAAGCGCTGTGCCAGTGCCGCGAAGTCCGTCTTCCGCGGGTCCGACGTGTCGATCCCGTAGAGCGCGCCCAGCTGGTCGATGATCGGCGCCATCGCCTCGGCCTGCCCCTTGTACTGGTTCAGTCCGCGCACGCGCTGCTTTACGACCTTCTGTACCGCAGAATCAAAGTCCTGCTTGTACCGGCCCCGGATCAGACTGTCGAACGTTTCTTCCTGTGTACCCTGTCCCTGAGCGTCGGGGACGTTGACCGGCTGCTGCTGCACCTGCGCCTGTGCGGCTGCCTCCTGCCCGCTCTGCTGACCGGCGACGTCAGCTGCGCCCGTGGTCTGAGCGCTTGCGCCCGTGAATTCGCCTTCCATGCTGTAAATTCCTTTCTGGCGTTTATTCTAAAATCATCGTAGCACAATCTTTTCCTAACTTCACCCCACGCCAGCCAGAAATAATCTCGCCGGAACAGGCCGCCGCAAGCGGCGGCTCTTATCCTCTGAGATCATTTCTTCCTTTCCGACGCGCAAGCTGAGCTTGTGCGTCGGTTCTTATCCCGGCTGCGTGCTTTCTTCCGACTTTTTGCGCGCATTCTCCACGATCTTCGGCTCCTGCGTCTCGCCGGTGTTGATCTCCGGCTTCTCCGCTGCCGCGGTGCTCGCCTGCGGGACTGCCTGTCCGCCCTCCTGCAGGATCTGCTGCGCCAGCCCCTCACCCATGACCGGATCGTACCGATCTGCCAACGCCAGCGCCAGCTGCTGCCACTCGACCAGCCGCTGCTGCAGGTCCGCGTTCTCCTGGACCTTCTGGATGATTGAGTCCTTCCCGTCAAAGTCCATCATGTCCAGCGTTGCAAGCGTCTGGTCCACCATCTGTGGGTTGAAGAACCCCAGCTGGAAGAACTGCAGCGCCAGCTCGTTCTGCGCCATGGACGTGTACTCGCTTGCCTTCTGCGCCGATACCTCAATGTCGAAGACCGGTTTCCGCAGCCCGTCCGGCTGTCCGTTCGCGCCGTAGAGCGTCTGTGGCTGCAGCCCCTGATTGCTGTACTGTACGAACTGCTCTGCCCCGCGCTGCCCGATGATTCGGAACTGCCGCGGCAGATCATAGAACTGCCGGATCCGCTCAATGACCATCCGGATCATCCGCGCATACGCCCGGTATGCCGACTTCGTAGAATCCTTGCTGCTCCTGCCGGATGCCTCCTGCAATGCCGCAATGGCCGAGGCTGCCGTCACGCCCGAGTTTGTCGCGCCGTTGTTGACATCCGTGTTTCCTGTCGTCCACTTCAGTTCCTCGATCTTGGCCTGCAGGATGGTGATATAATTGCTGTTGAGCATGTTCACCTGGATCGGCTGCAGACTGTCCTGCCCCAGATTCCCATCCACATGCACGAACGGCTTCGTCCAATCCGCGAATTCCTGCTCGTTGACCGACCCGTCCGACCGCTTGAACCACCGAGGCGTCGTCGTCATGATCGCGTTCTTTACGATTGCCTGGTTCATCCGGTCGATCTGCTCCTGCGTCGACTTGCCGATGTCGATATATCCGTATCCCGCTATGCTCCCCTCCACCGGAAACAGCGCGTCGACCACAAACGGGTATTCCCCGTCGTCATACAGCCCCGTCTCGGCCATGGGCCGCCCGGCCGGCTGCTGCACAATGCTCCCGTCCGGCAGCGTCAGCGTGTCATATTTCTGTTCCGTATCGTTCTCCGTCGACTGCAAAACCGTGTCGCCCACCAGCTTCGCGAAGTGCAGCACCTGCCGTCCGTTCTGATATTTCTTGTAATACCAGTCTACCACCATCGACTTGTTGTCAAAATTGATGACGTCGTCCGTGTTGTACTTCTGCTGGACCTGCGGATTGGAGTTAAGCTTTCCCCGCAGCTCCGGGTACTTCTCGACCAGCAGATCGTTGTCCACCATCTCCGTCAGGAAGATGTTCTTCGACTTCTGCAGATCCCGCACGCCCGGCTCCCAGAAGAAAGACAGAATATCCACCGGCTGCACCGAGATATCCCCGAGGCCGTTCAGCTTCGAAGAATCCCACTTCACGTGCCAGATGAGCGTGCCCTGCTTGAGCTTCGTCCACTGGCTGTCCGAATAGACCTCTTCGAAGTCGTTCTGTTCCAGAATGACCGGCAGCACCGAGGAAAGCTTCGCCGCCTCCTCCCGGTCGTCCGGTTCCCGCGGGCGGATGGCCGGAGCCGGATAGGCCGCGATCGCGTCCGCGTGCTTGCCCATGATGACGTTGAAGAGCCACGCCGACGTCCACTTGTCATCCTTCGGGTTCCCTTTTTGGATCCGCTGCCAGCTGCGCATACGCCACCAGTCCTCCGAAGCAATGACCCGCGCCTCCAGCGCACTCTTGCCCTGCCGGTATTTCTGCAGCGTGTCCATGGCCTTTCTGGCCTGCTCTTCGCCGATGGCCTTTCGCGCCGTCAGCCCGCTCGCCGTGTCATTCTGCATGGTCGTCTGCATCTGCTCTGTCTGCATTGTCCGCTTCCTCCTTCCGCAGGTCTTCCGCCGTGAGTCTTGCCACTTCGTTCTGGATCCCGTCCAGCACAAAGCCCACGATGACCGGCGGCAGCCCCGCCTCGTTGATGGCCTCGATCAGCCGCCCCCGCAGCTGCACCACTGCTTTTGTGATATTCATAGCTCCTCCTATCCGTTATAACTGCTGATTGCCCGGTTGAGCGCTTCCTTGAGCGCAGAATAGCTGTTTGCAAAGTACGTCGCTTCCAGCTTCGTCTCTGCCGATACCGTGCTGACGCTTCCCGCGCCTGTCAGATTCCCGATGGCGTTTGCCGCCTCGTTGTAGATGGCCGCCGTGATCGTCTGCCCGGCGTAGGCCGTCGTGAAGGAAATGCTCCCGTAGCCTCTGGCGACCCGGACCTCGTTGATCTTCGCCGTCAGCCGGTTCCAGCTCGCCGCCGTCAGGTATGTCACGGCCTTCCCCTCCGCGATATACGACGCATCGTCGCTCGTCCACGCGAAGGCCGCGATCTGCGCCTTTGTATCGCCGGATACGGTGTTGGACGTCTTCGAGTCCGTCCCGGCCTTGTTGACGATCCAGAAATAATACGTCGTGCCCGGGTCCAGCCCCGAGACCGTCACCGGTGAGCTGCCGATCGACTGCGAGCCGATGGCCGTATAGCTCGTCTTTCCCCAGTAGAGTGTCCAGCTTCCGTACCCGCCGCCGTTTTTGTCCCACGTGACCGTCGCCGTGTTCTTCGTCAGCGTGACCCCGCTGATGTATGGTGCGACTGCCGTGATCTTCGTCTTGTAGTACACGCGCACGGCCTGCCCGCTCGTAATGGGGATTGTCTCCGTCGCCGCGTGATTTGTCGCATACCCTTCCGACGCGAGCCTGAAATACTGGAATTCATACTCCTGCGAATACGTCTGGTACTGCGTGCCGGACATGGACAGGAAAAACGAATTGCCGATCGTGCCGGAGACGGACCCGTCTGACAGCGTGTGCTGCCCGTCCAGGTAGTTGTAGATCGGAATCGTCGTGGTCTTGCTCTGGTAGTAGACCTTTACGGTCTGCCCTTCCTGGATGGGGATCGGATAGCTCGCGTCGTGCTCCGTGCTGTAATTCTGCGACGACAGCCGGAAGTACAGGAAATGATACTGCTGCGAGTACGTCTGATACTGCGTGCCCGCGGCCGAAATGTAAAACGTATCTCCGATATCGCCTTTGAAGGACCCGCTCGCCAGCTGCGTCAGGTTATCCAGGAAGTTTAGAATGCTGACCGTCGCCTGCGAGGTCGACTGTGCCAGCGTCCGCACGCTGATGGAGTTTGTCTCGGCGACAAGCGCCCCCGTGCTGCTGTTGTAGATCCGCACGCGGCAGATATACAGCGTGTCCGGTGTCAGACCAGTAATGACCCGGTGGGCCGTTGTCGTGCCCGCAGTCGAGTCCGTCACCGTCGCCATGACCTGTCCCGCAAGGATATATTCATATTTCCGTTTGTACTTCGTCGTTGACGACATACCGGATACCGTCAGCGTGATACTTGTCGGCGTACCCGACGCGCCGGATAGCGTTGCCATTCAGCCAGCCCCCTTATCCGAACACCGGCGTAATGCCGCTTACGCCGCCGGAAGCGATAAACCGGATACTACCGTCCGATTTTATCTGCATACTGGCTGTCCCAGCCGCGTTCTGCAGATACACATCGCCGCTTGTCGAGCGCACGCGCACCGCCGGACCGGACAGGTCGACCGCATAGGCCGCCGAGCTGGAGGACGTAAACTGCAGACTGCCCTCCGCGCCGCTGATCTTGCCGTTCGAGAAGTTTGTGCCCGCGATCTCAAGACCGTTGCTGATGATGTTGATCTCATCCATGATCTGCTTGAGCTTCGTCTTGATGCTCGTACCGTCGAGCTTCAGATCCGTTGCGTCGATCGTTCCGCCGATCTCAGCCCCCGTGCACGTCAGCTTGCCGTTCGCGTCCACCTTGAATTTGTCCTTGATGGAAAGCCCGCTCGTGCCGAAGTACATGCTTGCGCTGCCCCCAAATTCATTGGCCGTGCGGTAAATGCTGCTTTCCGAGATCGTCCACGGCCCGAACGTCGAGTCGGCTGCCGCCGTGATCTTCCCCGACAGCACCGCCCCCGCCGCCTCCAGCGTCCCGGATGGGAAATGCAGCTTCTTGTCGCTTAAATACGCGACCTCCTGCCCGTCCTGCCAGAAGCTCACCCGATCCGGCGTCACCGTCACCAGCTCGTTCTTCGTCCGGTCGATGACGTTCTCGCCGCCGTCCGTCACCGTCGTCTCGATGTTCCCCACGCCCACGCCGTAGACCGGCACAGCGTCCTTGTAGTACAGCAGCCCCGTCTTGATATACTGCTGCGAATTGACGGAAAACTGATTGTTGACGCCCGCCGTGTAATCATACAGCTGCCTGATGCCGACAGAGTTTCCCTCGATCGTCAGCTGCGTCTTCTCGAGATACTTGCCGAAGTCCGCGATGGCGACATAGCTGCCGGACAGCTTCGTCGACCACGTCTCCGAGTTCGCCGCGGCGAAGTCCGCCGTCTTGATGATGAGCGCTTTCAGCGCTCCATAGCCGGAGAGCGTCGTTTTCTTCTCCGCCTCGGAGAGGCTGTCCGCGTCGATGGCCTGCGAGATCTCCGTCAGCGTCGCCTTCGCCGACCAGTCGGCGAGGTTCAGCTGCTCGGTCACGCTGCACAGATACCGCCGCATGCTATCCAGCTGCTCCTGCGTCGTCTTCCCCGCGATCGACGGGTATGCAAGTGTTAAAGATCCCATTATGCGTCACTCCCTGCCTCTAAAACCCGCGCCAGACTGAACAGCTTCATCTCGCCCTTTCCTGTCAGCCGGAATTTCAGATGGTCACACCGGGCCGGGCGGATGGGCAGCAGGAAGGTCCTGAGGCCTCGCCCCTCGATATGTCCGCAGTGCCGCCAGACGCCGTCGGAATCATACTGCACCCAGAAATCAACGAAGGACCCCTTCGGCAGCTGCATCCGCAGGTTGATCCGGGACACATACTTTTTCCCGACCAGCCCATACGTCATGATCCCCGTCTCCGCCATCCAGCCGACCGGGGTTTCCAGCGTCCCGACACTCCCGTACACGGTTTTGAGCGTCCCGTCCTCAAGGAAGTACAGCTCATCGTCCACCCGGGCAAAAGCTTCCGCGTGCGTCGCGTCCTCCCGGTGCCACAGGCCTTTTCTCGTGTCGTAGACGAACAGCGACCAGTTATGACCTTCATCCTCCATGCTGATGAAATACTTTCCTCTGGCGCCGCCCGCGACGGCATTGTAATACAGCTTCGTCCCGAAGCAGCTGCCGATCTCGCTTGGCAGACTCCCGTCGTACACGCAAACGCCCATCCGCGATTTGTAATACAGCCGGTCATCCACCACGACCAGGCTCTTGCTCGACCCATTCTGCACGCCCGCGCATTTCTGCACGACCACCTGATGCGCCCCCGTCGCCGACGGATACACCCGGTGGAAGCAGTCCTCCTTGAAGAAGATCGGGCTGTCCGCCAGCGTCGCCGCGCCCGTCCACTTTCCGTCCGTGCCGCAGCTCGCGCGCCACGAATCCGTTGACACGCCCTGGTAGCACTCCCAATTCTTGAAGTCGCCCAGCTTGCAGCAGTAGATCTCATTGACGGTCTCGCCGTCCGCCACGCCGTACTTGCAGCCCCACAGCCGGTTCCCGCTCTCGGTGATGAAGTCCATGCTTGGGACCTTCCGCGCCGTCTTCACCGTCCCGCTCGTCACCTTCGTCGTCTCGTCGACGAGGCCGACGATCACGATATAGCTCTCGCCCACGTCGTACAGGATCTGGCTGCCGTTGAGTTTCTCGACCTGCTCGTTTCCGGTCAGCCCTGACAGCTGAATGCCGTCATACTGCTTGAAACCTCGACCGATGCCATTGGCAGAAAGCTTCAGATACACCGTCAGCACGGATACCCACTGGCTCGTCGCCTCCGCCCACTGCTTGAGCGTGTGGAGCTTGCCGGACGTATCCAGCCAGTACTGGCCATTCGTCGGGTTTTCCGGCTGGCTGGCTTGCTTATAGCTCACCGTCAGCGCCGTCCCGTCGACGAGGCAAAGAGAAATTTCCACGTTCGAGCTCGCCGCGTCGACCACATTCTCCTGTCCCATGTATCCGTTGTCGGAATACTTCTCGGTGTTGAAGTAGATCCCATCCGGGAAAATGCACAGGTACGCGCCCATGGAAATGAGCTGCTTTTCTCCCGCCGAAATGGATACAGACGGCATATACGCCTCCATCGAAGCGCCGTTGATATACAGCGTATTGTTCTGCACCCAGCACAGCGCATCCTTCGCCAGAATGCCCTGCACGCCCTCGATTGCCTGCGCCGTCCCCCGCCGCGGCCGCGGCGCGAGCAGCGGATACTCGTCCGCCGACAGATTCTCCATGTCGTAAAACTCCCCGTCCGCGAGTTCGAGGTTGTGGTTGTATCCGAGAAAGACCTCCGTCATCATGGTCTGCTTCTCAGTCTCCGTCAGTTGTGGTGCCAGCATGGCTTTACCTCCGTTTCATCATGTCCAGCGGATCAAACAGAACCGGCGGTGCTTCTGCCGGTACCGTCGGCTTGATTGGCCGCGACATGCACATATACCGCCATTCGTCCGCGCAGTGATCCTCCATTTTCGTATCCAGATCCTCCACCTTGTGCTCGTCATACATGAGCATCGGGATCGTCCGGATAAACGCTTTGCACCCTGCAAATACATACATTCTCGGGTATCCATCCAGGTCAAACTGTAGCCGGTAATGGCACTGCATCCACCCCGCAATGCGCTCGTTGTCTCCCGGTGAAAAATATACACCGTATTTCGCTGCGGTCTGCATGATGCTCTCTCCGCGATCCGCCGCCCAGCACGCCGGGTCGGCGACGCCGATGATGTTCTTTCCTTTGAGCCACGCATGCGTCCGCTCGATCCTGCTGATCTCCGCAAACTGCTTGTCCGGGTTCCACTTGACGCCCTCGTTCGGTGTCTTCGTGCATCCGTAAAGCTCCAGAATGCGATAGATCACGCCGTCATAGTCGACCGCCCACCACGCACAGGAAAACGGCTTGCCGTATCCAAAGTCATAGCTCCTGCAGATCGTCCACCCGTCCGGAATCTCAAACGGCTCAATGACATGCGTCCAGCGCCGATCTTTGTAGTGTTCCGGATCGTCCCGGAAGTCCTCAAAGAATTGTCCTTCGTAGACGTCCCACCTGCCATACAGCCATGCCTCACGCAGCTTCGGCGGCAGTGTTTCGAGCTGCTCGATATACTCCGGTTGGATCTGCATCAGGACTTTGTTGTCCTGCACCAGCGCCTGAATGAAGCTGTAGTTTTCCGGCTTCTCTTTGTCCTCAAATCTGCGGTCAATGAAGAGGCGCTTGAAATACGCATGTGCCGGGCCGCCCGGGTTCAGCGTGTAGTACGTCCGCTTTGGAAACGGGTTCGTGCCGCGCACGCAGGCGTTGATCTGGTCGATCCACTCCTTTTGCAGCTGCCCGGCCTCGTCAATGAACAGCACGTCGTATTCCGCGCCCTGGTATTGCCCCAGATCTCCCGCGTTGTCGCAGTAACCGAACGTGATCGTCGATCCGTTTGGGAACCGGAAGGTCTTGTCGGTGGTGTTGTACTTCGCGATCCCCGCCAGCTCTTTTTTCAGCGGCTCGATGTGGTTGTTCCGGAGCTCAGGCATCGCGCGCCTGACGATCAGAACCTTGATCCCTTCGAAGTGCAGTGCCAGCAGCTTTGCCTTCGTCCGCACAGCCCAGCTTTTCCCTCCGCCGCGCGCACCGCCATAGGCCACATGCCGGTGATGATCCAGCAGAAACAGCTTTTGCTTTTCGTTCGGTTCCCCGAAGCAGCGCTTTTTCATCCCGCGTAAGCCTCCGCCTCCGCCTCCATCGTGATTCTCTGGCTTTCATCCTTTTTTTCGCCCTCCGCATCCCGTCTGTAGCGGAACCCATACTCCAGCGCGAACTGCGCGCCCCGCTGAGAATCCCGGTCGAACAGTCTTTCGGCCGTATATTGTTCCACGCGCGTCTGCGCGCGCGAAATCGTGTCCATAAATTCTTTCCTGGCCTTGTAGTTGTACAGGCTCTGCCTGCTGGAAAAGCCCAGCGCCAGCGCAAGCCCCGGGATCGTCGGCGGCTTCCGGTTCACCCAGACCGGAGTCCCATCTTTTTGGTTGAAAACGATGCGCCCGGCCTCATCCCGCAGGATCTCTCCCTTGCATCTCTCAAAATACGCCTCGATCATTCCTTCGATCTGCTCCACGGATTCATACTTCGGTTTCCTCGCCATGGCTCACGCCTCCCTTCTGCTTTTCAGCATAGCGTATCCGGAAAATCTTTTCACCCCACGCACGCAGAATGAGCGCATACGGCGTTCCGCATGCGCTTCGGCTCTCATTCTGTTCTTTCGTAGTATCGGAGCTTCGCCGCCGCGATGCTGCACCGCACGTAGTCAAAGCTGGCGCAGTATCGCGTGATGTAGTCTGACGTCTCCCGCCGCTCAGGAAATGCGAGCACGCATTCTCCCTCGCAGCGAATCGTCTTTTTCCCAGCTGCCTGCCAGAATGGGCAGATATACTCCCTGTGCCAGTAGTCGCTCGTCCCTATCACCCTTTCGTTTTAAAACCTTACGCATATACAAGGTTTAATTTAAGCGGCTCCCGTTCCGCTTGTGCTCTGATCTTGGGTCGACTACATACTTATAATATTGATACCCGTACTTTGTCGTCCGGGCCTCTACGAGGATGTAACCTCGCGGGGCGACGGGTGGATGCTTGGGGCTGTACTCGCGCACGGCCTCTGTCGCAGGTTCCGACTCCGGCCGGACGCAGCTGCGGCTGGCCTTGTACCGGTGCCCGCCGAATTCCTTTTTCCAGTGGCCGTGCAGGTAGTCGGCCAGCGCCTTATAATCCCGGCCGTGGTCGACTTTGTTTCCATTTTCGTCCATGTAATAGTTGTGTTCCCGTAAGTGCCGAACCTCGATCACGCTGCCGAGGCCCCAGATCCTGCCGATCTCATTCTCCGGAATGCCGTCCGAGATCATGTGCAGATGGAACCGGCTCGTCGACTTGCCCTGCCCGTAGACAATCACGATCTTGGCGTTTGGGTATTTATATAGTAGGCGGCGATAGAATCTGTTCCGAATCTGCCGCATTTCGGCAGCAGTATGTACCTCGTTCTCGGCGTCGAGCGTCAGCGTGGAATACAGGCTGGTCGGGCCGAAGTTGGCATTGACGAGCGCTTCCAGCTTCCCCTCGGAGATTTTCCGGTTGAATTCGTCCTGCTCTTCCCGCGTCTGGAACCGCGGCTTCTTCGGCCGGCTGGTCTTCGGATCCGTGCCGCCCGCCACCGTGTACACGATCTGCTCGCAGACCCTCCCGGAAAATTTCCGGCGCTTGTGCCTCTTCACCATAGTCTCAGCTCCTCCCATCTCTGCCCGCTCAAAGCGTGGCCGGAAATTCCGGCCACAGTTTCAACGGTCAGTTCGTGTATCCGCATGCCTTGCATGTGCATACGTCTGTCTCAGCGTCCCATTCGCAATCTGATGCCCCGCATCTCGGGCAGTGCCCCCACGCACCGCGCGCTCCTTTTGGGTCTGGCCCCGGTCCATTCAGCTTTTCATACCACAGATCCCCCTTCTGGCCCGGGTCTTCCCATTTTGCGGTATGCTCACGATTGTCCCCGCGTTCCTCTCTTGCCTTCTCGATCCGCATTTCCAGCCGTGCGAGTTTCTGCTGCCGGATTTTCTGCACTTTTTTCTTGGCGCCATACAGCTGCTCCAGCTCCTCCAGCACGATCTGCACGTCTGCAATCTCCTCGGCGATCTCATCAAGGTTATCGATCCGTCCATCCCCAAGACCTGTCCGCGCCGCAAATATCGTCCGCTGCGCCTTGCACAGTTCCTTCGTCAGCTCTGCCATTTCTTCGATGGCAACCGCGAGCTGCAGATCCACGCCGAACGTCTTGATCGCAGACCAATAGAGTTTCCCCGTGTCAGTCATTCTGCGCCGCCTCCATTTCCTTGCGCTCCTGCATAAACCCGTGCAGGAACAGCTCCAGCAGAGCGGCGGCGCGGTTGGTCAGCTTGGTGAAGTCCTTTTTGCTGATCTTCAGCTTTCCGGTCGTGACGACCTCTGTGTCTGGCCTGCCGATGATCTGGATGGTCGGGTACGGTTCCAGCGTCTTCGAGCCGTCATCCTCGATCTTGTAGAGTGGCGGCGTCGCCTGCTCCATCACGATCCGCGGCGGGTATTCCTCTCCGCGGAAACTGACGTCCCAGTGCAGATCGTCATAGTCCTTTACAAACTCATCCAGCTCGACCGAAAACATATCCATGATCCCTGCCATTTTGATACTCCCTTCAAATTGTGATGATCTCCCGCCTCGACTGGCGGGCAAATTTGCGTTCCGGGCAGAAGCGGCATTCGGTGCAGCTCCAGGCGCCGCGGTAGTTGTTGCGCGTTGGGCAGAGTGGGTTGTAGCAGATCCCGGAGCCTGCCCGCTGCGGGCCGCGGCCGAATTTTTTCTTCTTCGGTTCGGCTTTTGGCTTTTTGGCTGGATCCCTCTTGGTGACGAGCGTGGCCGCGCGTTCTTTCCGGAAGCAGCCGCAGCTTTTTGCATGCCCGTTCCGGAGGTATCTGCCGTCCTTGCTGCAGACGGTCCCGCATTTACACCGGCAGATCCAGTGTGCCGTGTCTCCTTTTTTGCTGGTATCCCGCCCGATGACGTGCAAATATCCAAAATCCGCGCCCGTCAGATCGACTACGTGTGACATTTCCATTCTCCTTTCGTCAGGGGCCGGTCTCCCGGCCCCTATGCAGGGCGGACTTGCACCGCCTGCGCCTGCGCGTCCCCCTGTCGCCGCAGACGAGCTGCCCTTGTCTGCTCAGGCAGCTTTCCATAAGGAGGTAACACGATGCGCCGGGCGATCCCGACACCCGGCGTGGGGTAACGTTGACGGTTCCCATCCGCGCGCACGTTCCACACGCGCTTTTTATCCCCGGCCCGCGGGCTTGAGGTTTCGCGGGCCGGGTGCAGAGCCGAGGTGATCCTCCCGCAGCCGTCTCATGGCGGAGCGGCCGCGGCCAAAGTCCGAAAAAATATGGTTCCCCGGCTGATTGCTGATCTTAGTCCTCGGGCTGGCTGATATCTTTGTGTCGCAGCCCGTCGGCGTTCTCGGTCAGCGGCAGCGCCTGCCGCCGCGCGTGCTCATCCGGGCTCCAGCCGCACCGCGCGCAAAGAACCGGCGCGAGCTTTGCATACGGGCAGGCATTGCCCTGCTTCGGCAGCCCGCATGCCTCGCGCGGGCTGCTCTCGTTTTTTTCTTCCGGCATGTTTAAATCTCCTGTATGTCGATCCCAAATTTTGACCGCATGAATTTGCGGTTGCGCAGATACTCCTTTGTCCGCGTCGGCTTGGACTTCACATCTTCGACGACGAGCTTGCCGCCGAATTTGTACGAAAAGTCCGCCGTGTACCGCACTGCGCGGATGCGCTCGCCGGCCTCGGTGATGTAGCTCTCCTGCAAGGTGAACTGCGGCTGCAGGCGCAGATCGGAGATGATCCCGGCCCGAAGCATCACCATCAGCTCGTCATACCGCCGCGCCTCCTTCTGGCTGTCGAAGCGCAGCTCGCCGCGCGTATCCTTCCGGCTGCCGTACTTCGTCTTCCCATTGCTCCCCTTGTGAATTGGATCTGGCGCCGCAGCGCCTGAGAGGTCGATCTGCTGCTGTGCATAAAGCTCCCGCATCCTCGGCGGCATGTCCGCCATGCTCTCAAACCGCAGCCCGCTCATTCGGTCACGCCTCCCGTATTTGTCCGATATTCTCCGTATCTGCAAAAATCACTCTCGGTTGGGCAATACATGCCGTGCTCCTCAGAGCAGATGACAATACCGTTTGCGTCGGCTCGCACCTTGTGTTTGCAGTCCTTGCACCGCACCACCTCCGCAACGTCGGCGGCGGGCACTTTTGCAAGTTTATCGAACAATCGGCTTACCCGCATCACGGGCGCCATGCACGCCTCGCTTACCCATTCATTCGCTGCTTTCAGCGCCGCCTCGCGGCTGATGTATTCGTCAGGCATGGTTGGCCTCCAATTTGCCTTTGTGTTTCTTCACGAGCTCCTTCGCTAAGTTCAAGCCGACTGCAGTATAGTCAAATTCGGAGTCCCCGATAGCCGGTTCAACGCATCCTTCCGTCCCACCATATGTGCCATGATGCTGTGCGAAGTCACTTCCGTCCGGGAAACGCACTGCATAGCCGTCGTACAAGTGCTCTATCGTGCATTTTATTCCAAGATCGACGCAAAAATGGTACAATGCGCGTATTCCAGTGTATTTTGCTGGAAAATCTAACGTTCTTTCCTCAGGCGGCAGCACCACCACGCGCCCGTCCTTGTCAGCCTCGGCAAGCTCGCGGATGTGCTTGAGCAATGTAAGCTGCTCCGTCAGCGTTTTTGATTCTTTCAGCGCGTAATCAAACAGTTTCCCCAGAGCGGTTACTTCCTCCGGCTCAAACCTCGTGTCCTCGTAAGCTTTCAGCCGTCCGTACAGATCGCGGACCATCTTGCGGAAAATATCCTTGCCAAAGCCGTTGCTCGTTGGGCCGTTGATCAGCACGTTGAGCGTGCTGTCCCGGCTCTGCTTCCAGTCGATTTCCTTGCCGCCGATCGTGGCGTGCAGAAATCGGTCGGTGCCCGGGTCTACGTTGATATTAGGACTTGTCAATCGTTCCATAGTTCTTCCTCCACATACCGCCAGCTCTGCGGCGGGCGGGTGATTGGCCCGGGCGCAAGGCCGAATTTTGTCTCCCGCAGGCCGGTAAACTCCCACAGATCGCGCGGGTGATCATAAACGCGCAAATCTGAGATGTGCCAGCCGAAGCCGGTGGCAGCTCCGAGATACTGGTGCAGCTCCGCAGGCTCTAGGCAGGTTGGCCGCGCAGCATCCGACGGGATCCTTCCCGCGCCGTTAATGTTGACGATCTCATCGCACAGAAATTCCCCGATGACTTTGCTGTTTCCGCATTTGTAGATGTAGCACTTAAACGGCGTATCCATCTTCGGGCGCGTCTTGCGCACCTCGATCGTTTTCTCTCCGCTTATGATCTTTTCGCACCACTTTGGTCTGATGTTGAGTAAAACAGCTTTACTCATGCTTGTCTCCTTTCAAAATTTCCTCCATCAATGCCTTAAAAATCGGGTATGCCTGCTGCGGCACTACGGCGTTCCCGAGGCATTTAAGTCTGTCCACCCTGGCGGGAATCCCATGAGCCACTCTACCCACGTCGGGTTCAGCTGCCCAGCAACGTCCGTCCGCAAGCTCCTGTGATTTTCCCCACCGTGCGTCCCCTGCGCATCCGCTGCACATGGCGTCGTCAACAGCTTCACTGCATTCGCCAGCTGGCACACGTGATGGTTGTTCCCCGGCGTCTTCGGCTGCGTCAGGTGTTTCGGGCTGTTTGCGCCCTTGCAGTCCCGAGCCGTCGGCGTCGGCCACAGGCTCTTCCCCTCCTGCACAGCTACCCAGTCCCGCAGGTTGCACGGCTGCTTCCGTCCTGGGCGCGATACCGTCATTTCCTTCTTCAGCGCTTCCGGCGATTTCGGCGGAAGCGCATCCATCGTGTTCGGCGTCGGTCGCAATGAAAAACACTCTCGATCTCCTGTGCCAAGCTCCGACAGCCGCAGCCTCAAAATTAAACACGACGACGTGATAGCCAGCACGCTCCAGATCCTTGACCACCTGCCCGGCGGCAATCTTGATGATTCCAGGAACGTTCTCACCGACAACGCAACGCGGGCGCAGCTCGGTGATAACTCGGAGCATCTCCGGCCAGAGGTATCGATCATCCCCTTTGCCCTTTTGCTTTCCAGCCACGGAGAAGGGCTGGCATGGGAATCCGCCGGAAATAACGTCAACTGTTCGTAATCCTGTTCGCTCATAGAAGCTCTCCTTTGTCAGCGTCCGGATATCCCGCCAGCGCGGCACATCAGGCCAGTGCTTTTCCAGCACCTTCGTGGGGTAATCGGCAAATTCGCACTGCCCGACGGTCGTAAATCCGGCCCACTCGGCAGCCAGATCAAGCCCGCCGATCCCGGAAAACAGGCTCAGATGCGTCAGCATTTTGTTTCCTTTCCCGTCGGCGTCAGCTTCGCCAGCATGATCTGCCCCAGATCACGCGAGTGATCGTAAATTCTGAGGTTGGAAATGTGCCATCCGTAGCCGACGCCGCCCTGAACCGAACGGTAGATGTAGCACTTAAACGGCGTATCCATCTTCGGGCGCGTCTTGCGCACCTCAATGGTCTTCTGCCCGTTGATGATCTTCTCACACCACTCCGGGCGAATGCTGATCAAAACAGCTTTACTCATGCTCTTGCCTCCTGTTCCAATTCTGCGCGGAACCGTTGTTCCAGTTCAAACACGCCGCGCGGCTTGCCTTTGTAATAGCCTTTCATTGGCCTGTCTATTTTCCGTTGCAGGTCTTTCAGGCGCTCCCAGTATTCCGGCAGGTAAATATACATATTCCGCAGTTCCCGCAGGTTCTTGTTGCAGCAGCACCAGCACGAAACACGGTCCAGCACGTCATAAAGGCGGATCGTGCCCTCCAGCCACGAAAACCCGTTTTCATAGCAATATGCCATGGCGTCGGCTTCCGGCATGCCCCACTCCGCCAGCGGGTGCAGTTTATACGTCTTCCGTTCTTTTTCCAGTCGTGGTGTTTCGTCGGCAGCTATGCCAACGTAAACCATAGCGTCCCGCGCCTCCGCGTACCTGTCCATGGCTTTCAGCTTCCCCGTGGTTCCCCAGCGGCAGAGGCCGCCACACCAGCCATAACCTTGGTGTGTGCCTTTCTGCTTACTGCAAACCGGCCTTTCCAGCATATCAAACAGGAACGGGTTTTCCGGCTCCAGTCTGGTGTACTTGATCCCCAGCTGCTCCAGGCGGGGTAGCATTTGATCCCGTGTGTGGTAAATCGCCTCAAACTCCATTCCGGTATCGTAGAAAACCACCTCATTCAGCGGGTAGCCCTTGGCAATCAGCATTAGGAGCATGGCCAGGCTGTCCTTGCCCCAGCTGACACTTGCAATATGCCATTTCATTCCGCTTTTGCACCTCCAAACGCCGCCAGGTCGAAACAGGTCTGTTTCCCAACGTGCTGGCACCACGCCCATTCCAGCATGGCGCCGCGGCTGTACACCATCAGCTTCTCGCCCTGGATCTCCATCCGGTCAGCCTCGATGTTCGTGATATCCTGGCAGGCATCACATACAAACCTCATATCAGTGCCCCCGGCCGGGTGTCCGGCGTGTAGTGGAGCTTGGTCGCGCGAGCGTTCTGATGGTACTCCGGGCGGGTGAATTTATAGCCCCAGTGCTTGGCGGCGGTGAAAATGGCCGCATAGCCGTCCTCGGCGCGGACGGTCACTTTCTGATCGCCATATGTAACGGAAAAGTGGTTCTGGCCGGTGTATCCAGCCTGTGCGATCACGGCGGGGCGCCGCGGCGCCCGCTCGCCGGGGTAATCGATGCTATTTCGCAATGTGTTTGCGCCTCCTTATCTGGTTGTCGGCATGGACCATCTGCTTTCCCGCTGCAAGATCGGGCTGCAGGCTGTCCCTGTCGCGGTGGTTGACGTCGTAGATGTGGTTCCGGATGCTCTCGTAGAGCGTCCAGGTGCAGCACCCGGCGCGGCATGTGCCGCTTCGGTCCGGGCAGTTCCGGCCGCAGGGCGGCGGGATTGGCCGCATGCGCGGCGCAAAGTAATTCACTCCGCTTCCTCCTGTACGTGCTGCAGCCATGCCGCGAGCGTTTGCAGCGCCGACTCGCGCCGTAGAAGGTCTTCGACCGTATCCCGGTCGACACGCGGCATGCTCTGCAGGATCTCCCTGTCATTGGCGCAGTCATCGGCAAAAGCCAGGACGGCGTCGACGATGTCGGCCAGCTGATCCGGCCGGAGCTCGACCGTGATCTTCTGTTCGCCCATCACAGGATCCCGTAGGTGGTCAGGCCCAGCGCGATCGCGCCGGTCGCGACGCATGCGTCGGTCATCTTTGCGTACCCGGCGATCACCGCCAGCACAAAGGCCGCGCCGCCCAGCCACACGCAGCAGGTCTTCGCCACCCGCCGCATGGCCTCTCGGTACCGCAGCTCCTCCAGCAGTCGCTCCTGCCGCTCCCTGGTCTCTTCCTCCGGCTCATACCCGAGCCGCTCCGCAAGGTTGGTTCTCATTCTGTCAACTCCTTCATCCATACCGGGCTGTCCTCCCGGTTCACGCAGTAGCGCATGGTTTCCTTGAATTCCTCGCCTATTCCCTGCTGGCAGAACGCGGCATAAAATATGTTCAGGATTCGCGCTGCAGCAGCGCTCAGTTCCAGCGCGTTGCCGGATAGCGCAGATACCGTTTTTTTGCCGTCCATGCCGATCTCGATGTGTAGCTTCCCGTTATCCATTGGTTTCCTCCTTCGTCTCCTGCATCCGCCTGACGAGCCGCGACAGACGGGCGTTTTGTGTAACGAGCTTCTGCGCGTCCAGGTCAAGCCCTTTTCGCTTCAGCCCGCCGATGATCTGCGCCGCCTGGCACTCACACACCATCGCCGCTTCGATCAGATCGTGCAGCTCCTGCGCATCCAGCGTCAGGTTGTAGGTCTTTACCTTCGCCATGGCTCAGTATCCCCCTTCGTGTTCCAGCAGCCAGTTTTTCAACTGCATCTGCGCGATTGCAAAACACAGTTCCGCGTCGCAGTCCTGGACGTTGACGAGTTCTTCGTCGTCCCCGTCGTAGGCGGTTCCCCTCCGCCACACCCGGACGCCCCAGTCCGTCACCTTGCTGTAGGTGATCTCAAGGTGCATAGGGTAGGCCGTCACCTTCTTTGCAAAAAACTTTAAAAAATCATCCACGGGGCTCCCTCCTATGTACGCGCCTTGCGGCGCGTTTAATTGCTGGCCGCGGGCAGACGCCCTTCGGCTGCGGCCCGCTCGAGGATCTGCCACGCCACGCGGCGGGCGGCCTGCCGGTTGGCCTCTTTCTGCTCCGGCGTCAGCCGGCGCAGGTAGTTGTCGGCGATATACGCCGTGCAGTTTGGAAAATGATACTCGGCCACGATGTGCGGCTCTTCGTCCGCGATCGGGTCATACGGTTTTCTCATGGGTCAGCCTCCTTTCGGCGTTAGTTTTTCCATATTTTGCAGATTTACGCTGGCTGTTCTTTCTTCTCGCTCTTCGCCGGCTGCACCATAGCAGCCATGCCCTGCATAAAGATCAGCGCCTTCTCACGCATTTCCGGCGTAAGCTTGTTGATTTCCGCCGAGATCTTCTCGGCCTGCTGCTTCTGTTCCTCTGACATTGATCTCACCTCGCTCGGTTTATTCGTTATGTATAGACTAGCATGTGATACGTATATTGTCAAGTATTATTTTATACATTTCACATATTTTCTGATTGACAAATATGCGTGCCTGTGATACTCTCATTTCAGAAAGAAGGTGAATCCATGAACACAGTGAATGAACGAATCTCGTTTTTAATCAAAGATCAGGGTCTGACGCAGTCCAAATTTGCCGATCGCATTCACCTGACACAAGCTCATGTCTCTCGAATATGCTCCGGCACATATGTCCCAACCGAGCGCACGATCTCGGATATCTGCCGGGAATTCAACGTCTCCCTCGCCTGGCTCGAAGACGGCGAAGGAGAAATGTATGTGCAGCGCAGTGCAAATGAGGAGCTGGCCCTGCTGGTCACGGATATCATGTCCGACGCGGATGACTCCTTCCGGAAACGCTTCATCTCCCTTCTGATGGCGCTTCCGCCGGAAAAATGGAGCGAAATTGAAAATTTCGTAAAAAAATTAAACGGAGACGCTTGACCGTCTCCGTTTATTTTTGTATTCTGGTAGAGGGTGGTATTTTGAGTTTCCGCTATTGGCTTATGTATCTCGGTGCTTCCTTGCTTATCTATGTGGTTGCTGCTCTATTGAATCATTGGCGCATGTGCAAAGATCCAGATAATAAAACCGTTTCGGGTTCCCTCGTTTTTATTCTCACAATCATCCTCGGCATCCTTGCTTTCCCTGCAACGCTGCTTCTGATGGGGTTGGTTGAGCATCTTCTCATGAAGCGTCTTTCCGGCAAGGACGAAGAATCATACAGGCACGGATACTTCAACGGATATGATGACGGCTCCAAACACATGCCCTACGATTCGTCCATGAAGTAACGCGGCTCTATAAAATTCTGTATTTTCCTCAAATTTTTGTGCATTTTTTCGTGCAACATTCCGGGTTTACATTTTGTCCTCCGCGGCATATACTATAGACACAGCGAAAGCTGCGAATCAAGCCTTTGGAATTGACCCCCCACGATCAGGGGAGTGCCAGATCCAAGGGCTTTTGATCGTTAATGGAGGGGTATTATGTCTAAAACCGCGATTCTCGTTGATGGCGGATTCTTCCGCAAGCGTTCCAAATTCCTTTGGGGCGAGCATTCGCCGGAAGTTACTGCTGACGCTCTGGCTACATACTGCAAGCGGCATCTTCGTGAGCACAATATCCGCCACGACCTGTATCGCATCTTTTACTATGACTGCCCTCCGGTAAACAAACAGGTTTACCATCCGCTTTACAAGCATACCATAAATCTCGGTGCGACCCCGGAATATGCCTGGATGTGCGAATTTCTCGCTTGTCTGAAGACAAAGAGGAAATTCGCGCTTCGCCTCGGCAAGCTGGATGACAGCAACACCGTGTACTCGCTCTGCTATGATACCATCAAAAAACTTTGCTCCGGCACTATTTCGCCCGCCGAATTCACGCCGCAGGACTTTGAGCTTTCCATCCGGCAAAAAGGCGTGGATATGAAAATCGGCATCGACATGGCGTCCCTTTCCTTTAAGCATCAGGTCGACCAGATCGTCCTGATCGCCGGTGACAGTGATTTTGTCCCTGCCTCCAAACTCGCCCGGCGTGAAGGCGTCGATGTCGTTCTCGACCCGCTCGAACAGTCTGTAAAAGACGATCTGTTTGAGCACATCGACGGTCTGCGCTCCTGCGGCAACCCTTTCCCTGTCGAATAATTCCCCGCCGGAACGGTTTCCTGTTCCGGCTCTTATTTTATGATGTTCTGCAGGAATCGCAGGATGATTTTCAGCTGATCCAGTGTGGCCCACTCTAAAATGTTCTCAATCTGTTCCATCGTCTTTTTCATCTCCGTCTCCATTTCTCCACAAAAACCGCGTTCTTTTTTTGTTAATCTTTGCCTCTTGTTCGCGCCTCCCAAAAGTTGTAAGATATAGGTAGGCGTCGCCCGCGCCGCTGGCCGAACAACGGCGCGGGCTTTTACTTGCGCAGGCGACCGGGAGCCGTCTGTAACTTTAGGGTAGCCTGTCCACGGTAGTCTTGTAAAGATATGGCAGTTGCTTTTTGCAGTCAGACGTCTTGCTTTTTTGGGGGAATGACATGTTTTGAAGGAAAAATTATCTGATTTGTGCCGTGAGCAGAAGCAGACGATCACTCCGCACAAAACAAATCAGGATGTCGCCGAAAACACCGACCTTTCCGTCGGCACCGTCTCCCAGTTCTTTCGCGGCGACATCAAAAATCCGTCTGTTTACACGGTCGGCCCGATCTGCCGGGAGATGGGCGTTTCTATGGATGAGTATTTCGGCATCCCGCATGATGAGCCTGCCGAGCCTTCCGAGCCTCCCGATGCTGAAAAACTCCGCGCCGAGAACGCGGCGCTTCGTGTGCAGCTTGCTCAGCATCAGAAGTCCCTGCGCATGCACCGGCTTGTGACGCTCATCCTCTTGGGTATTCTTTTGCTGTGTGCCCTTGCGCTTGTGGCCGACGTGCTCAGCCCATCGATTGGATGGTTCCGCGCATAAATCAAACCGCCCCGGCCCAGCGCCGGAGCGGTATCCGTATAACCTTTTGCCCTTGTGGTGAGAATCTGCTTATGAAATTTACATCTACCTGGAAAATCTCCGACCCGCTCGCGCAATACATCATTTACCTGCGCAAGTCCCGGAAGGACATGGAGGCTGAAGCCCTCGGCCAGACCGACACGCTCAAGCGGCACCGGGCCGCGCTTTTGTCGCTGTCCGAAAGCCGCAGGCTGAACGTCGTGGAGATCTGCGAGGAAGTCGTGACCGGCGACTCCATCGCTGTCCGGCCGGAGGTGCAGAAGGTCCTGCAGCTCGTCGAGACCGGCAACTACGCGGGCGTCATCGTCATGGAGGTCGAGCGTCTGGCGCGCGGCGACACCATCGACCAGGGCATTATTGCCCAGACCTTCAAGTATTCCAACACGAAGATCATCACGCCGAACAAGATCTATGATCCAAACAATGAGATGGATGAGGAGTACTTCGAATTCGGCCTTTTTATGTCGCGGCGGGAGTACAACACCATCAAGCGCCGCCTGTCGCGCGGCAAGGAGGCTTCTTTACGCGAAGGCAAGTGGATCTCCGGCAAGACGCCCTTCGGCTGGTCGCGTGAGAAGCTGCCGAATGACAAGGGCTACAAGCTCGTCCCGCACCCGGAGCAGGCCCCCGTCCTGCAGCAGATCTACAACTGGTACACCGGCGAGGGCTGCGCGCGCATCGGCGCGAAGGCGATCTCCACGCGGCTGAACAGCCTCGGCGTCCCGACCAACTCCGGCAGCCTCTGGCGCGCGGACTCTGTGCTGGATATCCTGCGCAATCCGGCAAATGCGGGCTGGATCAAATCCGGTGGCCGACCAGAGACGAAGCGCATTGTCGACGGCGCTGTCGTCGTCAGTCGCCCGCGCACCCGGCAGGAGGATCTGAAGCTTTATAAAGGGCTGCACGACGGCCTGATCTCGCAGGAGCAGTATGACAAGGCCGTCGCTCTGAGCTATTCTAGCGCCAGCCCGCGCGGCAAGGGCGCATGGGGTACCGTGACGAGCCTCGCCGGGCTCGTCCGCTGCGACCAGTGCGGCCGCGTGATGGTGCGCCGTCCATCGTCCGGCAACCGCCGCGATACGCTCCTTTGTCCCTCCTACGGCTGCACGACCGTCAGCGCGTGGTATGATGATGTGGAGGACGCCGTGCTGGACGCTCTGCGTGGCTGGCTGCGCGAGCTGGAGCTCGGTGAGGCCGCTGCGCCAGATGACACGCCCATGCGCACCGCGCTCGAGTCCTCGATCGCCGCCGACCGCAAGCAGCTTGCCAAGCTGGAGGCGCAGGAAGCCCGCGCATATGAGCTTGTCGAGACCGGCGTCTATACGCCGGAGATCTTCCTCCAGCGCTCGCAGGCGCTCGCTGCCGACAAGCAGGTCATCGTCGACCGCATCGAGGCTAGCCAGACCACGATCCATGAGCTGGCTCGTGCCAGACAGGCCCGCGCCCGTCTGGCCCCCGCCGTCCGCCGCGTCCTCGAGACCTACCCGCTCGCCGCATCCCCGCAGGAGAAAAACGCCCTCCTGAAAACTGTCCTACAGAAAGTCCTCTACCATAAACAGACCAAATCCTACACCAAATCCGGCAGCGACATGCACGTCACCCTCTACCCCCTCGCGGATTGAACATTATACATTTATTCGGTACGCATGAATGAATCCCATCTAAATATAGATTCTATAGCAAGCGGAAATCCCTCCTGGTGACAGGAGGGATTTCTTTATTTTGCGATATGCTCATAATACGCCATGAGCTTCTGTTCCGGCCCCGGGCCGTCTTTATCGAGCAGAAACGCCTTTGCCAGCGCGGCGTAGAACTCCGGGCGGTTGAGTCCGAATTCTACGGCGACGGGGTAGTAATCCGAGTACATCATGTTCATGGCCACGCCCCACGCCCAGCGCGGGACCACAGGCGCCTGAATGCCCATGCTCTCGGCCACGGCCGTCGTCTGTTCCATCGTCCAGTGCGGGCCGGTCGTGCCGTCGGCGTTGCGCATGGCTGCCGCCCACTGCATGGCGGTCGCGCGGTCAAACTCGACCGTCTCCGGCTCGTCGTGGTCCTCGAGCTTACCCAGCCGGCACAGCAGATCTGTGACTGCTGCGGCCTGCTCGACCGTACGCATGGACACCGGGCACTCCGCGATCTCCCGCAGCGCGGCGTGGAGTTTGTCTTTATACGCCTGCATGATAGCACCTCATGCGAGCTTGAGCAGCCCCGTGCAAAGCTCGATCACGGAGCCTGCGGCCGTGCTGTCGGTCGTCGCCACGAGCGTGAATGTATGATTGACGCAGCAGCAGCACCCGGACAGCTCCAGATCCGTCTCCGTGTGGATCTCCGCATTGCCGGATGCCGGCAGCGTGACGCGCTTGAGCGTGCAGGGCAGCGCGACGCCGTCCATGTACCACTGCAGGGTCAGGACGCCCGCTGCCGTCGCCGCGATGACCGCATCTGCGGCCAGATGATACAGGCCGATCTTGACCGTGTCGTAGCTCTGCGGCTCGACCTGGATGGACGAACCGGAATTGACGACCTTTGCCCCGGCCAGCGTCAGCACGTTTTCGCTGTCTGCCGCGAGCAGTTGGGGCGCGTTATTAAAATATCGGACGCAGGATTTTTGATACGCCCGATTTCCATTGCCGTTATTACAAGCCATTTTCATTACTCCTTCCGTTTGGGCTTATGTGAAGGGGCATTATGCCCCGGATAGCTATATCAGGATGGGTCCGCGTCAGCCGCCGCAGCCGCACGGATTGCAGGGCGGGTTCTGGTAGTACCTGCCCAGCTGGCCGAGGATGTACTGCGACTGCATATAGTCGTTGTTCGCGGCGCGGCTCTGTGCGAGTTCGTCGCGCAGGCGCTGGTTCTCCTGCTGCTGCAGGAGCGTTCTGGTCGCCTCGCCCTCGGCGTGGATGGCCGTCTTGATCTCGCACGCGTTGATGCTGGAGTTGTAGTTGACGCCGTCGATCGCGCGGAGAATGTCGCAGCAGCACTTCTGCTGCACAGAGATGCCGCTCTCCGTGACGGACTGCAAATCGCGCAGCTCGCCGAGGATGTTGTAGGCGTTGTCCTTGACGGCGCTTGTGACGTCGTACGCGCCCTGACGCGTTGCGGCCACGCCCTCGTTGTTCTGGCGCTCCAGAGCCGCAAAGTCCGTTGCACGCTGTACGTCGGCCTGCGTCGCCGGGGCACTCTCGCCGCTGCCGCCGAAGCCTCTGCCCGCGAAGAGCAGGAAGAACAGCGCGATCAGGATGACAATGCCCCATCCGCCGAAGCCATAATCCTTATCCATGGTTTTCCCTCCTTTCTGGGTGGAATGAAATTTGATAGGCGCTTTCGCGCGGTATCACTTGCCGATCTGGCCGACGAGCTCGCCGACCGTCTTGTTTTTGTTTGCCTCGAACCACGCCTCAAAGCCTGGCTGCGAGGCCAGGAAGCTAAGCACCATCTGCGGGCTCTGCCCCTGCAGCGTCGTCTTCGCTGTCTGCAGCAGACCGTTCAGCAGCTTGTTTCCCCCGCCGTTTCCGCCCATCAGGGCCATAATCGGATTTTGCATTGAGCTTTCCCTCCAGTTCTTCGATTTTCCCGGCCATGCTCTGCAGGCCGGCCGTGATCTGTTTCAGCTGCTCCTGCAGCTGGTTTGCCGCCTTTTCCTCTTCTGTCGGCTCCGGGAAGATCCGGAACCGCGCGATGGTCTTGGCCGCCATGCTGTCCGTGCGGATGTAGTACAGCAGGTTCTCGGTCTCGTGCAGCGCGAGCGCGTTGTCGTTCGGCTGCATCTGCAGGTTGTTGATGCTGGCCTCGCTGGCCACGGTCAGCACGCCGAGCTTCGGCGGCTGCGGCGGCAGCTGCGGGCCCTGCGGCCGCGGCATGGGCTGCAGCTGGATCTGCTGCGCGCCGTCCATCTCCCAGCGGCCCGTGTACGGGTTGTACGCCATGCGGTATCGCCCCTTTCTGCTACCATTCTAGCGTTTCCCCGTCCCCGCTGGGGGGCATTTGTGTACCATTTGTGTACCATTTGTGGGACATGTGGGCATAGAAAAAGCGCCATGAGCCGTTGCTCATGGCGCTTTCTCTTTGTCCGTTTTCCCTACCAGACGGCGGGCGATATTGTAGATGTGCGGCAGGCGGCGGGAGATGGTTTTGCGGTCGACGCCGATTTCACCGGCCGCGTCCATCTGCGGGAGCCTGCGCACGATATAAAGCTTCACGATCTGCTGATCGATCACGTCCAAAAGTCCCTCGTCAGTGACGCGCTCCCAGTCGCTGCGCGTGAGGTGTTCCAGCTCCTTCGGCAGAGCCAGCCGCGCAGTTATTTGCTGTCACTCCCTTCGGTCCGCCGTCCAGGCGGAGCTTACTTCATCGCCGCAGACAGCTTTTTCAGGAGGTCGTCGCCGTATTTGTAATCGGCAAGATACTTGATCGTGCTGTCTGCCAGCCCGGCTTTCGCCTTGATGGTCTCCTTGGCCGCCTCGACGGCCTTGTCGACGGTTTCCGTGTCGTAGTCCACCCACGGGAGCTTGCCGTGCTTCTTCCATACACGGCTGTTGTAGCCTCCCTTGACGCCGATGTTGCCGACGCCGGTGATCTGCACGCCATTATCCCAGATGGGCGTACACTCGACGGCCAAGCCGTCTCCGATGTACAGGCCCCAGTGGCCGGGCATCCACAGGCCCTCGCCGGGAACGAGCTTATCCCAGCCGGACGCGGATACGTCCCTGCACTTGGCGATCATGCCGTCGGCAGAGACATCCGGGACAGCGTTTCCAGCGTAGCGTGCGCCTCCGTGGTAAGCATTCTTGTTGCCGTTCCATCCCCACAGGATCCCCTTTGTGAGATTCACGCAGTCAAAGCCAAAGTAGCCCTTTCCGATCAGCCTGCGGAATCTGGCCTGCTTTGCGGCGTCGTACCAGTCCGTGTATTGCTTTGCCTTCTCAGTGATGATCCCATCCGTGACCGGAGAGCCGAAGCAGCCCCACATGTACACGGTTTTGTAATTCTTTGCAACGTCGATGTGCTTTTTTACAAGCTCTGATGCTCTCATAACGTAACTCATGCCCGCTCACTCCCGTACAGCTCGTGGTGCAGCTGCAGCACGGCGGCCTCGATCAGCTTGTCGATCGTTTCCACATCAAATTGAATGCCCTTTTCGGCGAGGAAGTTCACAACATACGCCTTTTTCGCCGCGCCGTCCGTCGCGGTGTACAGCTGCTCCGCCGCCTTTACGCCGATCTCAACGTAAGTGCGGAGCGTTTGCAGCTTGTCCGCGTCGATCTTGGTTTTGAGCCACGGGATCAGAAACGCCGAGACGAGCGCGCTGATGAGCGCGATCACTGCCGAGATGATTTGCGTGTAGTCCATAAGTAATTACTCCTTTCGCTATTCGACTGTTTCATTTTTCTTCGCAAAAACCCGCTTGAAGGCAAGCAGGCCAAGCTCTGTGATGGTTGCCCAGCCGGTAAAGCCGAGCACGTCGGACAGGTCGACCGACGCGCCGAGCTCCGGGCTGCGGATGACTGCAATTAGGACGGCGACGGTTTTCAGAGCGCAGGCCCAGACAATTACCGTCGTGATGAGTTGGAGCAGATACACAACAATGGTTCGCGCCATTTCTCCCTTGCTCCACTTGCCTTTTGCCCGCATATCTGCCTCCCAATTTATTGCGCACTGCTATGTTCGCACTGCGCCTCCAGCTGGTGCAGGAATTTTTTCACGTCGCCGTTCCCGCCCATCTTTTTATACTTCTCTCCGGCGATCAGGCGCTCGGCCATTGGCATTTCTTCCGACATGATGGTCAGCCGGAGAATCGCCAGATATTGCTCATCCTGATGCTCCTGCATTTTCCCGAGCTTTTTGTCGATCTCGGCCAGGTGCGCCTCCTGCGTCGTGGCCTTGCCGCGCTTTTTCTGTATCGCGCTGACGACGGCATTGACGACCGCCGTCAGCGCTGACGAGCCGAGCACGGCGCAGACGAGCGTGACGATGATGGTCTTGGTGTCCATGTTTTTCTCCCTTCTGCCTTGACCGTCAGCGTCCCGTCGCGGTGATCCGTGATCGGGCCTGCGCGTGCGTCATCGTCAGCGTAATGGACTTGGACGCCCGCCCGTCCCAGTCGCGGTCGATCAGCCTTCCGCTGATGTATGCCGGATATTCATTCTCCTGTACCTTCAGATAGATCATTGCCTCTCCCTGTCTCTCCTTTCCTTAAAAGCACCATGCCGCCGCGATGCCATCCACCTCGGACGCGACGCTCCAGTCCGCTTCACCGTTCCATCCCGTTCTGCAGAAGCAGGTGGTGCTGTTGGTCCTCGGCGAGCGCAGATACCACGCGCGGTTTTTCTTCCGGTTGGCCGCCGTCTGGTAATACGTGTACTGCATGCCCTCGCCCGCGTAGGAATGCGTCCGCGTGCCCTGCACCTCGATCTCCGACAACAGGAACAGCGTGTCCTCCGTCGTTTCGATAGCCGAGCTGGCGCTGCCTAACGAGGTCTTCTTTGTCACGGCCTTCATCGCAGTCACGACCTCTGCCGGCATTTTCGATTTGATCGTCTTGAACCCACCGTTTCCTCGCAGCAAGCATCCTGCCCAACCGCCGCTGTTGCTATCGTTGTTGTTCATCTTATACTGCGTCGCGTAAGTCGTGTGCATCTGGAACGTCAGCGGAGCTTTACCAGAGCCGTCGGCGTAGTCATCGTGGTTCTTGCCGATAATGTCGATTGCGTAGGTACTGTTGTTAATCGTCATGTTGCATCTGTCGCCGACGTTCCATGTGTTGGGAACTTGTTTCTCTTGACAGGCCTTAATAATTGCAGCCCAGCTGTTATTTCCGAACACGGGGTCGATCATGACCAAATCGACATTAGCTGTCCCAACCACAACATCTGCCGTCTTTGTTGCGCTTGCTGTCGCTGCTGTTACCGTCCATGTTCCAACCTCGTCGACTATCAACGTGCAGTTTCCACTCGCATCCGCCGTCCCAGAAACCGTCTTGCTACCCTTTGTAGCTGTAACTGTTGCGCCCGCGCTGGTCGTAACGACAATATGCAGCGGGTCACCGGTCTGAATGGCCTGAATGGCTGTCACAAATCCGTCCGGGTAGACCAGTGGGGCAGATGTACCACCTTTCTCCCGGATAGCTGATGCAACCTTTGTTAGGTCGGTTGTGTTTGTCAAATATTCAGCCATTAAAAGTTCACCCCATTTGCATCTGCTATTGCAACAGCTACCCACTTCCCATTTACTACTCGCAGAAATTTTCCGTTGTCAGAGGCGTTTACTGGTATCGGGGCCATATAATCCGTGCCGGGCACAGCCGCGCTGACGCCTCCCGCGCCGTCACCCTTCAGAACGCCGGTAACAATGATCTTCTCCTGCTTACCGCTCAGATCGACCAACCCGGCAGCCGCCGAAGCGATCTCCTGCTTGTCGGCTTCCGTAAAATAGTCCGTCCCCTTGACCGGCGTCTTCCCCGTTGGCCCCTGAGGCCCCGTCTCACCCTGCGGACCCGTAGGTCCTTGCGGTCCAGTCTCGCCCGGTTCTCCCTTTGCGCCTGGATTGCCTTTGTCGCCCTTATCGCCTTTCTCGCCGCGCGACGGCTTCCCGGTGTCGGTCTCGCCCAGATACCAGTTTCCATTCGTGCCGATCGTCGGCGTCACGCCATTTGCACCTGGCGCGCCGTCGTCTCCGGCCGGACCCGTTGGCCCCTGAGGCCCCGTCTCACCCTGCGGGCCCGTAGGTCCTTGCGGTCCAGTCTCGCCCGGTTCGCCCTTCGCGCCGGGGTCGCCTTTGTCGCCCTTATCGCCTTTCTCGCCGCGCGATGGCTTCCCGGTGTCGGTCTCGCCCAGATACCAGTTGCCATTTGTGCCGATCGTCGGCGTCACGCCGTCGGCGCCCGCCGGGCCGGTGCTGCCCGTCTCGCCCTTTGCGCCGGGGTCGCCCTTTTCGCCCTTTTCGCCCTTTGCGCCCTGCAGCGGTCCGTTGTTGACCCACGCATTCGTCACGCCGTCGTAGATGTAAATGTCATAAGGTGCAGCCGCGCCCACGCCGTAGGCGTCTCCGACCGCCGGATCCTGCACCGATGTCTGCAGTGCAGAGACCGAGCCATAGTAGCCCTTGACCACAAATCCGGAGCCAGTGTCTCCCTTCGGTCCCTGCGGACCTGCCGGGCCCTGTGGGCCGGTCTTCCCCTGCGGGCCGGTTTCTCCCTGCGGGCCAGTCGCGCCCGTGTCGCCCTTCTCGCCTTTCTCTCCCTTTTCGCCGGGCTCTCCCTTCGGGCCAGTGTCGCCGGTCGCGCCCTTCGGGCCTTCCGCGCCGGTCGCGCCGGTGTCTCCCTTCGGCCCCTGCTCGCCCTGCGGGCCTGTCTCGCCCTTTGGCCCCTGCGAGCCGGTTTCTCCCTGCGGGCCCTGCGCGCCGGTGTCACCCTTCGCGCCCGTGTCGCCCTTCTCGCCCTTGACGGTCTCGACGTCAAAATCAAATGTCTTCCCGTCCGAAAGCGCGATCGTGTACGTTGCCGTCGTCCCGCTCTGCGATTTCTTCGTGATCGAAGTGATGCTCGCGCCCGCCTCGCCGGTCTCGCCCTGTGCGCCGGCAGGTCCGGTCTGCCCCTGCGGCCCCGCCGGTCCCGTCTCGCCCTTCGGCCCCTGCGGGCCCATGACCGAGCCGAGGTCTATCACGCTGCCGTCCGTCAGCGTGAAAATCAGCTTCCCCGCGTCCGTAACCTCCACGGCCTTTACCCCGCGGGAGATCAGCCCGCCGATCGTCACCGTGATCTGATTCGGAATTTCTACCCTCATACCTGCTCCTTACTCCACAAATGCCCGGTTCCCGCTCGCCAGCGTCGTCTTGTCGCCGTGCGTGTACCGGATATCGTAGGTGTACTTTCCCTTCGTGAATTTTGCCGTGACCGTCGCGTCGAAGTTCAGCGTGACCTGGTCATTCTCCACCTTCGCAAAGCTGAACGTGTGGACGGTCTGCCGCGTATCGTCCAGAA